CCCGTCGCACTTTAACCAGCCTGCTGGCGGTGTGGCGGTGGGCCATGGAACCGGTACACCAACAGGCAATGCAGAGCCTTCCCCCAAACCAAGGTAATTGAGGACATCTTTTATACTGCCCTTAGCGATAATCGCGCGACCAATAGCTGTAAGGGTTGCCAGCGCTGCGCGGTCTGCTCCGGTAAAATAAGGCAACCGATCTGCTGCAGTGGCAAGTCCTGCGAGAGCAGTGAGCGTGGCATCTGCCGGTTGTTTTCCGTTTGCCAGATCGTATGCAGCCTTGACCGCTTTCGGTGTGGCGGCCAGTATTTCAGACGTGCTGTTGATGGCACTGCTCAGTTGTACGGTGCCTTTTGCCGTCAGCGAGGCAGCAGGCACTCCCGTTATCTGACTCCACGGGTGAGTGTGGCTGACGGGCGCCTTGCCGGCTGCAAGGTCGTATGCAGCCTTGACCGCCTTCGGCGTGGCAGCCTCAGTTTCTGATTGACTGTCCGTGGCGCTGCTCAGTTGTACGGTGCCTTTTGCCGTCAGTGAAGCCGCAGGCACTCCCGTTATCTGACTCCACGGGTGAGTGTGGCTGGCAGGCGCCTTGCCGGCTGCCAGGTCGTATGCAGCCTTGACCGCTTTTGGTGTGGCGGCCAGCGTTTCAGAGGTGCTGTTGGTGGCACTGCTCAGTTGGGTGAACCCCTTAGCTGTCAGTGTCGCGTCCGGGTGGTTACGGGAACGTACGTGTTCAGCCAGTGACTGTGCGGCTTCCTCCGTTTTCTTCTTCAGCCATTTCGTCCTGTTTGCCAGTTGCCGGGGGGCTCGATTTGATATCCCGTCTGCACCACCCAGAACCGGATCTGATGTCTCCAGTTGATAGATATTTTCTTCCCACTTTTCTGTTTCATTCAGGTTTCCCATAATCAACTGCTCCCGTGGTTATAACTGCCATCATGGATGGCGGTATTGTTATAGCGAATGGCCACAGACTGATACTCCAGGCTGGCCAGATGGCAGCGGGCCGGTGCAAATGCAGCCAGCGTCTGACGCAGCATCGCGGCCTGATCGTTAGTAATGGGCTGTTTCAGAATAACGCGATAAACTGCCCAGGCGGCTGCATCTCCATGAACAAACAGTCCGTTATAGCTGCGATTGCCGTCGTAACTGAGACGACCTGTGCCTTCAATCAGATCCACTTCACCAAAGCCAAAACGGCGGATAACTTCCCGGATTGACCACGGCGTCCCTTTATACCGGTGCAGTTCGATGGCTGCTTTTATAAGCATGCGGCGAACATCGTCCGATTCCGCCAGCTCCCAGCCATCGCCAGACAGTGAGAACTGCTCGCCCAGCCATGGCAGCGCGGAACTGTCGACGATATCGACGAGAAAGACCATCAGTACGCTCAGGTCGATGTTATCCAGCCGTCCTGCCAGTCTTCCCAGCGTCCTGAGACTGATATCACCCTCAAGCGGTGGCGGGAGTTGTAATGGCTCAGTCATCAGACACTCCACTCATGTTAAGTGTGATCGCCGTACAGTTTGCCCATTCGTTTTCTGCCACCACCCTCAGTGCCGGTGTCACCAGTTCAACCTGGTACACCCCGGAAACGGACAATGCACTGATAATCTGGCTGGGGACAATATCACGCCCCAGCGTGGCGGCACGTGATGCCACCCAGTTCTGTATGGCGCTGTTAGCGGCATCTTTTACAGACCTGGCATCCTGATCACGATAGATCGTAATCCTGGCTTCAATGGTGTAATCCACCTTCACTGGTGTTTTAGCCCGCACTGTATCAGTGAGTGGCCTGACTTTCTCATCAGAGCAGAAACTCTCTACCAGCGTGAGAACACCGCCGTCCGGCAGACCGGTACTGAGCAGCGGATACAGATCTACGGTCCCGGGAACCGGGGAAAGCACAGCAACATCGACAATGTTGGGATGGGCCTGCATGGCATGAAAGCGGTATGCGCCACGGCTTCCGGCATTGGTGAATGACTCCGGGGCCAGCCTGATACGCTCCCGGAGCCTGTCATCGTCTTCCTGTTCTGAACCGCCGGAACTGGCCGTCAGATTGCTCACCAGCAGGTCGACGTTATCAATCTCATCGAGTAACTGACTGACCTGCGCAGGTTGCCAGCCGTTACCAGCGGTACCGGGTTCGGTACAGGTGGACGTGACATTGACCAGCAGCAATCCGGCCTTCAGTACCACATCTGTATCGGTGGCAAAAATAACGCTGTCGGAAGCGCTGACGCGGGTGCCTGCCGGGATCAGCACATCAATGGCCAGTGCCTCATCTACGGAGAACTGGAGCGTGGTAGTGGCAGGCTGCGCGGCAAGACGGTATACACCGACCAGTTCACCGAGGTAATCAATCATCGGCTCACGGGCAAAGGCGACCAGATTCTGCTTTGCTGCCTCCTGTACCGCAACCCTGACCAGCATTTCGCGATAGGCCCACAGATCAATCAGCAGACGCTCTGCCTGTGCCGGGTACAGCGTTTTGCCGGTATCCGCTTCATACTTCGCAATCATTTCTGCCGTGATTTTGTCGGCATCGCGTTCAATAAAATCGGGTTCTGTCAGCGCCATAGCAGCTCCTGAGTCCGGGTCTGTCCGTCTGAGCCTTTCCAGCTCACCCGGAGCGTAAGATGTTCGCCGTCGACGGCGGGTTTAACTGACATAAGCTGGCAGCGGGGCTCCCAGCGCCGGATGGCATCGACGGATTCGCGAACCACATGCGGAATGGCCCGGTCGACAGGCCAGTCGATATAAAGGTGCAGATTGCTGCCGAACTCCGGGCGATGCGGGTCGCTGCCGCGGGGAGTCCGCAGGATGATTTGGATGGACTGCCGGATATCATCCAGCCCCCTGACGATTTCGCCGGAAGCCTGCAGAGCTGGTTGCCAGAATACTGAGGTCGTTTTCATGGAGGCAGTATTGCCCCCGGGAAGTAAGCGCCGATATTAAAGGCGTTTAAGAAGGTTCAATGGGAATGGTGATTAGAGTTCTGACCATCGGCAAATATGTCACCCGTTGCATGGGCGCTTCCGTTGATTTCCAGATCACCGTTGAGTGTCGCGTTGCCGTTGATTGTGGTAACTCCCGTGAGGTCAATGCTTTTCCCTTCCAGTGAGATATCGGCGGCAACCTCCACCACGATACGCTCAATACCTCCTCTGACCGTCAGCGTATGGGTCGCGCGGTTATAACTGAACTCCGCGCCATCAGCGTACTTCGTGCCCCGGACGTTTTTATCACTGAACGGTGGTTTATCGACGTCTGAATACACCGCGCCCAGAATAACACCATCCTCGCCGTTGGCATCGAGCAGCACCTCAACCTGCTCCCCCACGTCAGGGAGCCAGTAATCTTTGTTATCCTGGGTATTGCGCTGCAGCACGTTAAGCCAGTTTGTGCGCAGGTTATCGCATTCAGGCAGACGAACGCGGGCCTGAACCCTGTCGGCATCAACGGCACTGACCGTACCGACCTGACGAGTGACACCAGTCATTTTTTCTTCTCTCTTATTACTGTGGACGTGCTGCCGTCCGGTTTATAGATGGTCAGCGTCCGGGTTTTGCCGGTTTTTTTACCTTTCTTCGCCTTGCCCTGTGTGACCGGCCCCCGTGCCACTTCCAGCTCTGTGGTGTAGCCGCTGTTACGCTCAAACGCATGGAGGGCAGTGGTTATGAGCCATGGCCCGGATAACTGCCCAAAACCCACCAGTTCAATTTTGTTGCCTGCTGTCAGTTGAGGTGTTCCCGTCAGCGTCAGGGAGCCGTTCTGCTGGTATTCGTTATGTCTGGCCAGTGCTGAATCCGCTTTAATCCGGGCACTGTCCGGGTCGCTGACGCGGCTGTTAACTTTAAGTGAGTCAGCGCTGGTAACCTTACCACCTTTGAGCTTTTTGTCGCTTTCACGGGTACCACCATCAGCTTCGTAGACGATCAGTTTTTTACTGCTGCTTTTCTGGTGTTTTACCTTTGCAGATTTATAGACCCGGTTGATGGTGTCACGCAGGGAAAAGCGGGCCACATCCTGCGGTTTTAACTGCCTGACCGGCTCCTGACTGCGCAGTGTGGCCAGATGAGAAAAAATCAGCTGGTCACTGACCACTTTCACTGCATAACCATACTCGCTGGCCAGCCGGCGCAGAAAACCCACGTCGGTTTCAGCATACTGGGTCACCCGGTCGATTCTGATGGACTCAATGCTGCCCACCAGTTTCAGTCGGTGCTTTCTGGCAATCCGCCCCGCAACAGCTGCCAGCGTGGTGTTCTCAAAACCACGACTGGTTTTAGTCCGCAGGGCACTGTTAACCGAGGTGGCCACCCCACGGATAGAAACAACGGAAGCGGGCGAACTCACTTCGATCTCGTCTATAGAGAACGTACCGCAGGACAGCAGCTTCTCGCCCTGATAGCCCATTTTCAGCGTCAGCGTGTCACCCTTGCCCGGATACCATTTATCCAGCCAGCGGCCATCGGTGTCGTCCAGCTCCACCTCAATGGTATCGGACTCATTTTTGATGTTATCGCTCCAGGTCACACGGGTGACATAAGGCGCGATATCAGAGGTGATGTTTTTCTGCAGATACCACAAAGTGAACACCGGTGTCAGCACATCGCTGACGCCGGTTAACGCTGATGTGACTTGCGCAGTGCTGTTTATCTCAGCCATGGGGCAATATCCTCTTCTGTACGGGCTTCTTCAGCCTCAATCACCGGGATCAGTAACAACAGCCCGGAGGGCAGCACCGGCGTGATGGCCACGTGCGGATTGGCGGCAATAATCCGGGGATAGCCCAGCGGGTCGCCGTAGTACTGCCATGCCAGCGAATCCCAGCGCTCTCCGTCACGGGTAACATGTTCAAGAAACATCACACACTCCTCGTCAGTATTCTGGCGGCCATTGCACTTAATCCCGGAGACATGCGGTTGAATGCTGTGCCGGCGGCGTTAAGCTGCCCGGAAACGGTATCCAGAGCACCTGCAATATTTCTTTTGTCCACACCACTCAGCGCAGACTGTGCCTGCTGTACATACGTGACTGCTTCGCTGGCTGTTCTGGCCAGACTGATGGCATCGGGCATGGATTCAGAGAGTGCGTTAAACGCCGGAACACTTTTCCCCAGAGCCCCGGAGATATTACCCAGTCCGCTCATCAGCCCCGGCACACGGGTCAGTGCGACAACGGGGTTATCCTTCATTTTCTGTGTCACCCGAACGGCGCTGATAGTGGTCTGGAGTACAGACTGCGCCTGTTTCGCATAGTTGACGCCGTTGCGGATGAACTGCGCCACCCCTGAAGGTGAAGGTATGGCACCGGAGACCGCCCCGACACCCGGGAGCTTCGTGCGTATTGCCGGTGGTTGCAGAGTATTTTTCGGGTCACCGGTGTATTCCCGGAGAGACACGGTGGCACTGACAGCCAGCACGTTGCCGGTACTGTCAGTCTGCTCGCTGGTTGCAGTCACATCGGTAATCACGAACCAGCCGCGATAGTCACCGTTGCCGAAGACCAGCGCCAGTGCCTGATGGGCTTTCATGGCTGTTCGCAGTCTCGCCAGCTCCACATCGGGTACACAATAATGCTGATGGAAAACCAGAGTTATCTGGATTTCGTCCAGCCTGTCGCCGACGAACTGCAGGCCAGGCTTACCCCCGATGCGGGCATGCTCCGCATAATCGACGCCGAACGTGGCCTCGAAGCCGTCCCAGTAGGTAATCAGCTCAAACTCAATATCACCCAGTACGGCAAACATCAGCGGTACTCCTTACGTTGTTTCTGAGCCAGCAGACGCTCCAGCATTTTTTCCAGCTCATGCAGACTCATATTCAGAGCACCAGTCAGTCCTGCAGGCGCTGTGGTTTCCCTGCCATTGAGGAAAAACTGAGGATTAAAGCTGACCTGGATACCACCAGACGTTCCACCGCCGGTTGCAGCTGCACCACGGCCTGAATATCCGGCAGCCATGATTTCAGGCGAGGGGATACGGGGAACATCCGGTGTCATCTCATTTGCCAGACGTTGCCCTGGTAAAATCGATGTCCGGGTGGAGAGCGGGATAGCGGGCATGGAAGACAAACTATTGATTACGGCTCCGATCGCATTTTTAGCAGACGACATAAACCCGTTGATATCGGGCAACGGCATACTGAAGCGAACACCTGAAGTGTTATCCCGTATTTCTGGCCCCTGAATGCTCACGGGCATTCTGGGGAGCAGTTCACTGGCCATTCGCTGCCCGGCCAGAGCTGCAAGCGGAGTGGTCCGCTGCAGGCCAATGGCGGCCCCCTGCGCGATATTGTCACCAAAGCCCATAAACACGCGGCTCGGCGAATGAATACCCAGCTTTTCACTGAACCAGCCACTGATGCTGTCACCCATTCCGGTTACACTGGATTTGAGCGACTCCCATTTGTTTTTGATACCGTTAATCAGACCGTCGACAAGATGGCCACCGAAGTCGGTGAACTTTGCCGGCAGATCAACACCAAGATATTTCAGCGCAGCTGCAAAGGCTTTATAGAGCAGACCTGCCGGCGACCAGTTAATCAGCAGCTTACCAGTTCCCGCGATACCGCCGTTAAAGGCTTCCTGAATGTCAGCCCAGCACTGTTTAAACCAGCTACTGATGCTGTCACCCATTCCGGTTACACTGGATTTGAGCGACCCCCATTTGTTTTTGATACCGTTAATCAGACCGTCGATAAGATGGCCACCGAAGTCGGTGAACTTTGCCGGCAGAGCAACGCCGAAATATTTCAGCGCAGCCGCAAAGGCTTTATAGAGCAGGCCTGCCGGCGACCAGTTAATCAGTAACTTACCAATTCCCACAATGCCGCCGTTAAAGGCTTCCTGAATGTCTGCCCAGCGCTGTTTAAACCAGCCACTGACTGCCCCCCAGTTGCGGTAGATAAGGTAAGCTGCTGCCGCGACAGCGGTGATAACGAGACCGATGGGATTCATCATCAGCGCACGTCCAATCCAGAGAACAGCACGTCCGGCGAGCATAATTCCGCGAACCAGCCCCCCGGAGAGCACGCCACTCAGTGTTCTGGCTCCTCTGGCGACGGCGCTAAATCCGGTCACCAGCCAGCGGAGCTTACCGCCTTGCCCCAGTGCGAGCGACAGACGAAGCCAGTTGGCCCGAAGTAAAACAGCATTTTTCCAGACACTTACAAAGGGGGAAATAAGGAGATTCAGCCCCAGTTTGAGACCAACAGTCGCTATCTTAATCGCAAGGAGCGCACTGATGAGCTTAAAAGCCCCACTGACAAATTGCGGGTGAGTCGCTACCCAGTGTTTTGCCCCCTGAATGAGTGGAAGCAGTTCCTGAGTCAAAGAAATAAAAGATGGAGCTAATTGATCGCCCAGCGTAATTGCCAGATCGCGACTGCTGACCATAAGTGTTTTAGTGGCTTCAAGGGGAGATTTCAGCCGCTGATCATAAGCACTGGCAAGCAAATCGTTATCCGCAGCCCTGAGAGCACCGGCACGGATCTCTCGATATCTGTCCATGTTGGCCAGCATCGGGCGGATAAATGCCATGACCTGCATATCCGCGAACATATCGCCCAGACCAAAGTTTTTCGCCAGAGCCTGAAGTGCCTCATCTCTTGCCGTATCATTCTTTATTTTCATGGCTGATTTGAAGCCGGCCAGCGCTTCGGGGCTTTTGGCATTGAGGTAACGTTCTATAACACTCAACATCCCTTCAATCGGAGAGATCCCCGCAGCTTTATAACTCGCAATAGATCCCTGCAAATCAATACCCAGATCAGCAAACTGTTTCTGAGTATCGCGGGCAAAAATTTTGGTAAGAAAGTTTTTAAAATTATTGGCTGCTTCGTCGGTGGAACCTGCACCGATTTTTGCTATCTGGAGACTGGCCCCGATTTCAGCAACAGCCTCTTTTCCACTGGCAATACCCGCCATCATTGGGGCCAGGGACTGCATCCACTTGACCTGATCCGGGATTTCAAATGACCCCTGGTCACCGGCATAAGCCATAATATTCTGAACGGCACCAAAATCTCTGGCCGCACCTTTCAGGGAGTTTTGCCAGACTGCGGCCACTTTTGCCCAGTCCTGAGCAGACGTGCGTGTTGCCGTTGCCGCGCGGGCAATATCCGGCATCAGAAAACCGATATCTGACACATTATCAATATTGTCGCTGATGAGTGAACCCACCGCCTCCTGCAGCTCATCCTGATACTGATTGTATTTAAGCGCCCAGCCTTTTATCTGTCCGGCAAGTGCATCCCGCGTTTTATTGTCATATTTTGCGGTGATCGACATATCAATCATTTTGTCCTGAAAAGACATGGACTGCTGAACGGCAGGGGAAACCGTATGATAAACAGTCTGTGCCATGCCATACGCTTCAATCCCCTGACCATACAGCGCCATGCGGTTAGCTTTCAGCGCATCACTGGTAGCGGATGCCGCTGACAGACGGCGCTGCTGGCGCTCAATTTGCTCCATGGTGCGGCTTACCCGCAGCAGCTCGCTGTTGAGATGCTGCATCCGGGAAGAACCCAGTTGACCATAACGTTCTGTTGCACGGGTTAAAGCGTTCTGACGTTCCTGCAGGCGGCGTGAGGTATCGCTCAGGGAATCAAGCGCACGGCGGGTACCGCTCATTGCAGAACGGAATGTGCTGCCAATCATCCCGCCGATAACAACGCCGACTGAAAACTGTCCCGACATAGTGGTTAACCTCCGGGGAAGGTGAAAAGACGTGAGGGGATAACGCAGAACAGCCGCTACTGGCGGCTGTCTGTACTATGATTTGTCGCCGTACTCGCTTTTTATTTGCTCTTCAGCCTGCTCCAGCCACATCTCCAGATCGTCAGTATCGAGGGCATCAATCTCCCCCGGCTGAAACCGGAACCATCTCGCCAGCAGCCCCTGCGCCTGCGTCAGCGCCCTGGTTGCTCTCACCCATCCCCGTGATGAGCTGAAATCGTTTCTGTAACTGCAGGTAATCAGCCAGATCCATATTGTCGAGATCTTCCGGGAGAAGACCAGTACTGCGGGCAATCAGCGGTTCGTCCCAGTCTGCCGGGTTTTTGCTGATTTTGCGCACCTGCTTCAGGTCTTTTACCGTCAGGCGTTTCAGTTCAACCAGCTCAATTCTGGTACCTGCAGCAGTGGTGAAGGGATAAGACAATTTAAAAGTATCGGATGGGGTCTGTGACATGATTGTGCTCCTGTGTAAGTTCAGGGCAGTATGTCGGGAGAAGCGCGTGACGGATATTAAAGGAGATTAAGAAGAAGGGGCCGGAGCCCCTGTGATGTCAGCAAGTGCGAAACCCCTTGCAGTTACGCAGGAAAGCGATGAGAAGCGTCTTTCCCTCAGATTTGCCGATGCCGGAGAACCAGTGGTCGGGAGGCTCCCATGCTTCAATCAAATCCGCCAGTTTGCGGGCCTTTGAACGTGTGCAGTCAATCGGGTCATTGGTTTTACGGGTATTAAAAAGGGTTTCCACCCCCGGAATATCAAGGAGGGTAAACCACGTACCATTTGACATGCCCAGTGCCGCACATCGTCCTCCTTTATCCGTCAGTTCAACACTCACCGTCAGCCCCCGATATTGATACGGTAGTCAGTCAGTTGATCAACACCGCCGACCCGGAAGATGTTGGCCAGATAGTCCAGTTGCAGCAGCTCTTCACCATCCAGTACCTGTCTGATATACGTGCAGGTGAAGCTACTGGAGAACTCGGCGTTCTCGTGCTGTTTGAACGTCCCCAGCGGGTTCTTCTTGAACATAATCGTCAGGAAGGTGACCAGCGGGATTTCGTCAATCAGCCCCTGCGAGCTGTAGCGCTGGACGCTGGAACGACACTGCAGTGCCAGCGACCTGTACGGGTTCGCGGCAGACAGCATCGCATCGCGGTAAAAGCTGTTCCATTTGATTTCGCCTTCCAGTTTGTCAAAACCAGCCGGGAGTTCCACCTTACCCACCATCCCCAGCGCCTTGTGTTCCTGCATAATCATGGAGACATCGGGGAGTTTAACTTCCTCAGCCCGTCCCAGCAGGTTAGTACCATCCAGATAGATGTTGGCATTCGTGATGCGGTTTATCTCAATCTTTGACATCAGTTGCCCCCTTTCAGGGTTAACAGGTATTCCGAGGTGATCTCAGTCTCAAACGTCAGTCGCTCCAGCGGCGGTGGTGGCGTATATTTGTAGCTCAGCAACAGGTGCCCGGCGGCCAGCTCCGTCTCCGGATTGCGGGCCGGATCAAACCAGCAACGGAAGCCCAGTACCGCACCATCACCAGTCATTTTGCGACCGTAGGCGTTGACCGACTCCGTCAGTGCATCAATCAGCGCCTGAGTAATCGGCATGTCGATGTACTGCTGGCTGAAATAACGAATGGACTCGTTGATCACATCACCGGTGCGGCGAACGTTCTCAAAGTTACGCATATGGGTGACCGTTGGCCATGCTGCCGTCCGGTTACCCCACAGACGAAGGCCGCTGCCGTAACTGCTGAATACCGTGGTGATCCCCTGTTCGTTAAGCAGGTTCACCTCACTCTGCGGGTCATCAATCATCGCGGACAGCTGGCGCTCCACGCCGGTGATCCCCAGAATCTCCTGATTGGAGGATGACCACCAGTAGCCCTTGTCCAGATCGACTCTGGCACGCAGACCTGCTGCACGCTGGCTGAGCGGCTCCAGACGCTCTGTGTTTGTCACCGGGTCATATACCTTCACATGCGGATAGCACAGACGGACGCGGTCGGAGCTGGTATTGAAGTTGATGGTGCCTTCCGGGCCACGACCTGCCAGAGCCTGTGCAAAGGTGGTACCGACAGGCGCATCAATGTAGGTTACCGCGCCCAGCTTCTCTGCCATGGCGATAAGCTCAACTGCGACACTCTTCTGGGTGCAGAACACCGGCGCAATCAGAATTTTGGCGAAATAGCCGTACAGGTTGAAGCTGTCGTTAAGCAGCTTCATGCCGGTTCGGTTTCCGGCGCTGTTCACCCCGCCGATGATGTCCGCCGCAGTCACCTTCGACGGGTCCGCGTACTCATAGCTCACCTTCACGCTGCCACCGGCCTCAATAGCCTTGCCCAGGTTCGTGAGCACACCCGCCTGCGCATCAACACGGTAGTCCGTGTTCGCCGTGTGGGTGGTGCTGCCTTCACTGTTTTTCACCACCACATTAGCGACAACCGGATGCGCCAGTCTGGCCTGCCCTGTCGATTTGTCAAAGGTAACCACCTCATCCTCGATCGCCGTTTTATGTTTCGCCGGGTCGAGGACGTTAATGACCAGAACGGTGCCTGCACCATGGTCATAAATCGCATCCAGCGCCTGCGGAATGGTAAAGCCGGTGAACTGGCTGCCAAATGCCGCTGCGTCTTTCTCAGACAGGCACTGTACCAGCGTATTGACATCCCCCATCGGGGCGGTACCAATCAGGCCAATAACGGCAGATTTCACCGTTTTAACCGGGCGGGCACCGTTTTCCACCTCAATGGTTTCGGGACCATGCAGATAGTTAGCTGCCATGGGTGTCCTCCGTTTTCACTTCGCTGTCACTGCTGCTTCTGCGCTTTGGTGACTGCACAGCCGGTGTGCCGGCGGGTTTAGTCTCTTCAGGTACCGGCGTCAGATGTTTCAGCGCCACCAGTACCTTCACGTAGTCATGCTCCTCCGGCAGGGAAACCGTCTTCCCCGGCCAGAGCAGGATTTCGGTTCCGTCCGACAGCGTGACGCCGCTGGCCGGGCCGGAATAGCGGTATTCTTTCATCACTCGCTTTCCTCATAGTTCACTTCGGTTAACAGCGGGCCGGACGGTAAATCGCTGTCTTCGATAAAGACGCTTTCAGTCGCGAAGTCGAGGGCGTACTGCCACAGCCCCCTGACTTCACCGATAAACACCTCGCGGGTCAGCCAGATACGGCGGCGGCAGCCGGGCGGGGTGTGGCCACCGAGAATGCGGCGGACAGCATCCAGGACATTAATCGCCCCTTTTTTACCGTTGAGCTGGCGGAAGACCACCGTGACGCAGAGCTGGATAGTCTGAGACTGGATCACCGCACCGGTATCATCCGGCCTGTCAAAGCGCGAACCGGCATAGCTCAACAGCAACGCGCCAACCGGATGGTTCAGGCGATATTCAGCCGGTTTCTCCGGGAAGTACTCCACCTGCAGTTGCGGCAGCTTCTCGCGTAACCGGGCCAGTACCGCATCAAGGACGGGCAGAACGTTCATCAGTATTTCTCCAGTAAACCGTCACGACCGCCGAAAGTGGCCGGGCGACTGCGTACACGAAACTCGCCAGGCTCAGGCACATCTTTCTGAGTGGACGGCAGCCCCAGCGTGAGCCTGTTATCACGTAACTCCCTGAGTTGCCGCAGCGCTTCTTTGTGGTCATCCTTCACCGTATCCGGGAGGTCACCTTCCGGGCGGCGGGCGTAGAGCCGGTAACGGACCAGCGTGATGGCAATGTCCCGCAGAACAGTCGGTATCTCTGCCAGTGGCAGGATATAGCGTCCGCGCAGATGGGCATCAATCAGCTCGTCGGCATAGCGGATACAGCTGTCCACCACACGGGTATTCACTGTTGCAGGCGAGTCGAAGTCCATCTCTTCACTGGTGAGTTCGATAAGCGTCCGCTCCGGCACCTGCGCAAGCAAATCCTCCAGGGTGCAGTACATGTCACACCCCGCGCAGGATACGAATGACGTCGCCTTCACCCCCGGCTTCATCAAGTGCAATACCACAGGATTTACCGTCGCCGGACTGCGGCACGGCTCTGGCCTGAGCATCTGACTGAACAGCCACACCACGGCTGACAGCGGCCCCGGCCTCGACAGCAATAATGCCCAGAACGCTCACCGGCGTGCTGTCGCCGGTAACAGCATCCACTTCGGCAACCCCGAGCGCTGCGGCACCGGCTTTACAGGGGGTATTATCTGCCCCGACAAAACGCTGCTGTGTCAGTGCGGCCCCTGCCGTTACGGTTGTGATCAGAATGACCTGCTGAGTGGTTCCCATAACGCCTCCTTATTTACTGATACCGGTGATGAGATACCCGGCATCGCCACCAACCACGGCGACTTTGTAGATATCGGTATAACGGCAGTACTTCACCTTGCCACCGGCTCCGTCGTATTTGTCAGCAACAGGCATCCCCTTACGACGCAGGGTGTAGCCGAAGGACGGCTCGTTCTCGTCCGCGCTGTCCGCCCCGGGCTGCGGTTTGCCGACATAGTGCAGCATCAGGTTGTCTCCCCAGATATCCGCCGGCACGCTGTCCTTATCCATTGCCGCTTTCATGGACGGCAGGGAGACAGGCGCACCGATGACGATCTCTTCGATCTGAAAGAGGTCCTGCAGGATTTCTGTGGTGATGCGCTTGCGTTCGTTGGCTCCGATGGCAGCCTGAAGTGCCGGATGGAACTTCAGCAGCGCCATCACGCCGGCACCCATGGTCATCAGGTTAGGACGCAGCCCCGTGGCCGTACGGACCGCTTCCATACCGGCTTCAATCACCCCGATGGGGTCCCCCTTACCACCGGCCCAGCGATCACTGGCTGTCAGTTTTTTAACGTGCCCGGTACGGTAGACCTTTTGATCCTGAGCCAGACGGGCGGCGATAAGTTCACGGCGCAGGTTCACGCCATTCGTGGCGCGACGGATGGCCTTGCTCTCTTCGTTAAACATGGACTCCGCCTGTTCGCGGTAATCCACCGGTGCTGCCAGATCGTGTTCACCCAGCACCAGATCCAGTGTGCCGGTTTTCTCACGGACCAGAACATTGCTGTCCGCCCCGACGGCACGCTCAGTGTCATATTCCACAAAGGCGGTTTTCCCGAAGGTCGGCACACGCACGCCTTCCTTGTCCGTCAGCACGACGGGGAAAATACGTTCGCCAATGAATGCGGCATTTTTATAGCCTCGGGCGATACTGGTCAGTACCGGATCAACGACACGTTTACCTTTTAAGTAATCAGACATGATTTCTCCTTAAATTACAGGCAGCGTGCGACAGCAGCCTCATAGCTGATGCCTTCTTTTTTGGACAGGGCCACTGCTTTCTGATGCAGGGCCAGACGCTCAGGATCGGCTTCCGCAAACTCCGCCACATCCACCTTCACCGTGTCGCCGACACGCTCCTTTGTGGCCTGTTCGGCGAAATTCATCACCGGCTCCCCGTCGGAGAGCAATGAACGGAAGGCGGTGGCCAGCGGCGTGCGGCTTTCCCCCTCAGCAAACTCCACCGGCTTGTCGCCACCGGCGACGGCATCCAGCAGGGCAACCACCACGGAGGAGGCGCGGGGAGCCAGACGCCCCTCTGCGACCAGTTTTTCTGCAAAGGCCACATTGTCCTTATGCAGTTGCTCCTGTCTGGCCTGTGCATCACGCGCATCGCGATCAGCAGCCTGCTGCTTCAGGCGGCGGTTCTCCTCCTGAAGGGCTTCAATCTCTTCTTTTGTCATCGATGATTCCTCGTTACTTGCGGAAGACGGCACCTGGCCTGTCTCACTGAATTGTGCACCTGCTGCATCCTGCGACGGTGCGTCGCGGTACGCCTCTTCGCGCAGATTGTTGAGCTGCCATTCCGGCAGGACTTTTTCTGCTTCGTCCAGACTGAAGCGGGCGATCAGAAAATCGCGCAGCTTTCCCCACAGGGAGGCATTCGTGATGGCCTGCCAGTCGGCGAACTCCACCACACCTTCTTCCTGCTCACTGAAGGACACCTGTTTCAGCCCCTTGACGGAAGGTGGCTGTGCCCCGAGAAAGCCCACATGGCGCAGGTAGAGCACGCCGGGCTTCGGATTGGACGGTGAATCCGGGAGGTAGAAAGAGGCGGACACTTTTTTGAATCGTCCGTTGGTGACCATCTCAGCAAACTGCGGGTCCAGCTGGGCAGGCTCTGCCATCAGATCGACGCCGCTGAGCGACAGGGCTTTCACCCAGCCCCACGCCGGGTCTTCCGTTCTGGGATGACCAATCACGAGTGGTGCTTCATGGACGGACGGGTCATAGGCTTTCACGCAGGCGGCAAGATCGTCTGGCGTGAACGGCAGTTTTTTGCCGTGCATATCGGTATGAGTACCGGCTTTAAAAATGTGAATGGCTGACATTTTGCTGTCCCGCGTTATGTTGTCGGAGACAGTTTGTGAGAAATGCAGGCCCGGCGATTTTAATCTGCTTTAGAAAACATCAGGGGAGAAGGACAGGGAAAGCAATGCGGTGAACCGGAAGCGGTTATAAAACAGAGGCTGTAAAGCCTTTATAAAGGTAATACAGCCCCTCATTCGCTGGCAATGATAAATCACCCGCCTGAAGAGAGAAAACTCAGCGACGGGCCGCTGATTCAAGATGGCGGACAATGGTATCGAGGATGGGGATTACCACTTCAGGCTGTAGTTCTCCATCCCCCGTCACCGGCAGGAACGGGCGGGCCGGAAGTTCAACAGACTCATTACGCCCCGTTTTACCCCCGAACTGGTGAATGGTACCGTAAACAACGTTGGTCCCCACAACAGCCTGCCGGTCGTCATGGTCGGTTGATACTGACCCCATCAGACGCCCGGTATCCTGCAGTGTCTGCCCGTCACGTTCTTCCGCTGCCAGCGAGGGCATCCACCCCGGACGCCCCTCATCAAGAAAGTTAAACTGTGTTTCCGCCAGCAGGGTTCCGGCGATTTTGCGCATCGCGGGCTCCAGGTCTGTGGCAGCCAGATCCAGCGCACGGAGGCTCCGGCGCAGGGATTTATCGTTAATGGTGATACTGACCAGGTTATCGGAAGCCATTGTTATCCTCTCAGTTCCTGTTGTGCCAGTGGCTGAAGCGTACCCTGATAGCGGGCCAGGTCGGGACGGTATGCTGCCCCCGGTGCATAAGACCAGCCGACGTCGGTGGTCACCTTCGTAGTGCCGGTATTAAAGGTGGCCACGTTCCGCATTTCGCCGGTTTTCTCTGAGACCAGTTTCAGTTCCTGGCCCATGGCAGAGCCGGAGCTGATAACCTTCAGGCCACGGGCACGTACATCCGCCGCACTCAGGGCAATCACACTACAGCGGCAGCGCCAGCCGTTCGGCGGGTAAAATGCCTGCCAGAACGGGTCATCCCAGCGCAGCACCAGACCATGCAGCGCCAGATGGCTCCTGCGGGTATGGCTGTCGTTGATGCCGGTATACATCCAGTACGGCCTGTCGTCGACGTTTTCCATCTGTTCCGCCCAACGACCGGCGCTGTAGAGTACGGACATATTGGTGCGAAAGATGGTATCGAGCCGCCACGGACTGCCCTGCTGAATGGTGACCGGCTCACCCGTTACCGGGTCAGTCGTGTCACGTGGTCCCCACCATCCCTTACGCTTCAGCACCGGCTCCAGCTCCTGCCGGAACCAGCGATCGGTTTTTCCTTCATCGACAGCCTGCTGCAGTGCCCCGCGAATATCTTCCAGAATATCCAGGCGGGTCACTTTAGCGACGGTAAAGGCGCGGGCATGGGCTTCCTGCCACATTTCTTCCCAGTCCCAGGTAATCTGATACCCTTTGGACTTCAGGTAACTGACTGCCCGCTTCGGGGGAAGCGTCATGCAGTACACCAGTTCAGCCGTTGTCACGCTCATGCAGACGCCCCCAGATATTTGCCACAAAGAGAATGCGGGCCAGCCGTTCCTGCAGATCGTCCGTGTTCATCTGAGGGTAGAGCTCCGCCAGTTCGCCCAGCAGCTCAGACGGGTTAACCCCGTTTTCGACCCGCTTAAACAGAGGTGCCAGGACGGGTTCCAGCGTGCCATTTAACACACCTCCGTTCATCAGAATGTCCAGCGCGTCGTCAAGCTGCTGCTGAGCCTGAATATCGGCATCAATCGCCTCGGCAAATGACAGCGGCAGCATGTTCTTCTCGCGTTCTGACGGTGGTGTCTCGTCAATATCGCCGTCCTGCAGCTGGTACTCACGCTTGAAGTATTGCGGGGTCAGACGCAGACCCGCCCGGGTGAGTTTTTCGTCGCGGGTGGCACGGGTGTCATCAATGGCCTCCTGTTCCCACATGGCCCAGACCGGACACGGCACATCGCCGAAGTTCAGGGTGACCACCGTTCTGATGACCTGATTCACTGCCGCCTGAATGATGTCCGCATCCGCATCGCGGATATCAGCCGTTACCTCCAGCCCGGCCTGTGCAGAGGCCTTGTTACTGTTCGCTTCCGTGGTCTGATTCTGACCGAGTAATGCAATGGAGATCTCACTGCGTGACAGCGTGATCAGCTCGCGGAATACCTCGCTGCTGTCCGCCTTGCCATCCGCGGCTTTGAGTTCGATGCTGCTGTCATCGGGGATGGCGGCCACCGCGTCCTCCACCATCTGCTCCATGGAGTCCAGCAGTTTTTCAATCTCTGCATCATTTGCACCCCTCGGGTGCTTACCGATCACCCATGGGGAGCCAAACTTTTCGGCAAAGCGGAGCCAGAATTTCATCCCGCCTTTCTTGAAGGCGACCGGCCAGAAGCACATGGACAGGTCAGGGAAACCGTAAGGATTGTCATACGAGGCATCCTGTGCCGGCACCACGAATTTTGACGGTGACAGCAGCTCACCCTCCACACCCGCATCACGCGCCCGGAAGCGCAGGCAGTTGTCCGTATCAAACTGAAACCACTCAGGCGGTTTGCCGACAATATCCGTCACCGCCCACGCCCTGACCGAACGGCCCCACATGATTTCACAGGGCTGATACCCGTAGAGCACGGCATCGCTCATCTCACCGATGATGCGGGACAGATCCAGATCGTCGAGCATGTCGCGGATGAAACGGAAGACCCGGGCAGAAGCGTGACCGCGCTCCAGTCCACGCTCCAGTGATTTGAGCGCTGCTTTACGTCTGCGGATACAGCCCCCGACCAGCGGGTCGGTGCGCAGTTCGCGGTAGATACGGATATCCCGTCCCTGAGCCTTGAGAATGGGATCAGGGTTGGGCAGGTACATTCCCAGAGCGTAAAAGTCGATGGCGCGACTGCGCGAGGCAATCTGCGCGGTCAGTGATTTTTTGGGTTCGGTGAACGCCACGAACTCATCGGGTGAAACCCAGATACCTTTTGCCATCAGAATCCCTCCAGCATGCGGGCGGCTTCACGGCGGCGGCGCGAACGCGCCACCACCGGCCCTGACGGTCCGTCAGTGGCGTTAATAGCCAGAAAACAGGCCCATGTACGGTCGGCGTGACCTGCTGCATCACTTTCCGCCACAAAGCGAGGCGCTCCGGTAGGTCCGGTGATCTTACGGAGTTTATGCAGATCACTGCGCAGTACCACATCTCCCGCCGGAATACGCAGGCGGCGGTCCTCAAACATCTCCCTGCCACGGGTCGCGAGGGTGAGCTTGTTCGGGCTGTTAAATATCACCCCCTCCACACGACTCCTGCCGTGGCGCTCCTGAGCATCTTCCACAGGCTTTTCCCCCATTCCTGTCTGATCCATACAGCAGCGCAGCACGCGATAACGGAAAAATACGTCATCCAGCAAAGCATCCTGCTCAGCAAAGGTGGCCCGTTTACGGGTGATGATTTCCCGGGTCCAGTAGACATCCCCCACCTGTTCAAGCACCCAGATCACAAACAGGTCATTACGGACAGCAATATCCACCCCCACAAAGCAGGGGCCACCCGTATAGTGCACCGGCAGTCCGGCAGCATCGTGCTCCACGCCGTCAATCAGTTCAAACGTCAGCCAGGCCGATGCCTCATCCAGCCACTTCAGTTCAAACTCCTGTGCCCAGGCGTCATCATCGTTGAGCGCCTGTCGCATCTGTGCAATGTCACGCGGAAGGCCGTCGCGCACGGCACGGTAAATATCCACGATGTGACGTGACCAGACATTTTCAAGGGCGTTGCTGGTCATCAGTTCATAAAACTTGTTTCCCTTGCCGTTCGGCGTCGATGTCACACGCAGTCTGTAGCCGTTGGAAATGACCGGAAACAGGGCGGTCCAGATTTTGCGACTGTCGGCATGGAAGGCGAACTCATCCAGAAAGACGTTAGCCGCAAACCCACGTGCCGTGTCGGGATTTGCCGGCAGGGCCGTGATACGGGAGCCACCGGGTAACTCCACCTCAAGCATGGTGTAGCGTTCGCCGCTTTCAGCACGGTAATAACTTTCCACCTCACGGGCCGCCATCCGGTAGGCGCTGCAGTGTTTTTTCACCCCCTCCACCATGGCTTCTTTTGCCTGACGCTCCCCACGCGATAGGATCACCCAGCGAGTGCGTCCCCCTGATGCCTCTGTTTCAAAACAGTCATCAACCAGTTCCAGCGTGGTGGTGAACGTCTTGCCCGTCTGGCGGGCAAACATGCCAATCTTGAAACGGGCACGATCCAGAAACCACGCCTGCTGGTAGGGATACAGCTGAATGGCTGCTGTCATGAGATCACCCCGTAAATCTGTTCCCGCACCATCTTCAGGGTTTCCAGACTCAGGCGGGTGTCGCCGGACTTCGCCTGTTTTTCCAGAGCATTCATCCGCGCCTCAATTTTTGCCAGCACCTCGGCCCGGAATCGCTTGTGGGTCACCGAAGCACGTACCAGTGTGGCTATACTTTCCGAAGCAGTGGCCAGCAGTTTTGCGCGTTTTGCAGGGTCATCATTTTCCCCGATTTCCTGCAGACGCATCAGAACATCCAGCATCTCGGTCTGAATAAGTGCCATCATCCCGGCAGAACGATCGTCCGCCTCGTCACCGGCTTCCTGTGCCATCAGACGCGCGGCCTCGGTGGCGGCGCGGATGCGGGCCAGTTGTCGCTCCATTTTGTAGCCAAACCGCTGCAGGGAAGAGCGGGTGATGACGTATCCCTTCTCCTTCAGCAGGGCTTCCAGCCGGGCATATCCACTGAAGTTATTCTCCGTCAGTGCCCGCTCCAGCCAGCGGCGGACCTCCGTCGGCAGAGAATCAATGCTGCTGCGACGTCCCATAATCACTCACTCCAGTATTTTTCCGGGCGGGCAATACCCGGGCCGCATTCCACGGTGTATTCCACAATATCCACACCAAGGCGACTCAGATCGGCAAACCAGTCACCGGACGGTCTCTTCTCCAGCTCCACCATTTTGCGATCTGCCAGATAATCAAGCTCCCGGCGCAGCTCCAGTTGCGTGGTGTCCGGGTAGATGGCACGGGACACGTCCAGCAGCAACGTCTCGCTGGCGGTGTAAGGGCGGGTTTTGTTCAGGGCAACCAGCAGACTCCAGCGCAGGGATTCGCGGCGTACCCGGGTAATATCGACCATTATTGACCTCCGGTATTGCGGTACTGCTGTACCACTTCCAGTTTGTTATAAAGCGCGTCCAGTTTGGCCTCAATGACTGTCTGGCCACGGATATAATCCTCTCGACGGACATAATTCAGCGGTAAATCCGCTTTAAATCGCATAAATTCTTTTTCCAGCTCGCCCCAGTTGGAGGCGGATTGTTGCAGGGCCTGTTCAAGGGAGGCGAATCGTGCCGCCTGGCGTTCTTCTGTTTTACTGAACAACCATTTGGCGAGCCCTCCCACAAACCCCATGAAGGTGAGCAGAAAACTCACCACCGTCCAGAATTCAACCTGCAGTGTCATTTCTGTAATCCTTCCCGTTCATCCAGTAACGCGTTTATCTGGTTCCGCCAGCGACGACATTGTCCTGCGTTGTCGATGATGTTGGCGAGAACGTCACGCTGGGAGACACCCGAATCGCGTAACCGGGTGTCAGTGGTTTCAGGTTGCCCGGTCGCTGTGCCAGAGCGGGTGCCAGCGGCGGCAACTGAGTCTGAATGACCGGTGTCGACGGATGCGTTGTCATATCCGAGTGCGGCGTTGTACTGGCGCACGAAACCGCGAGTAAACACGCACTCAATGGGATGGCTCTTACCTTTTTCATCAATCCAGCGCTGTGTGACATCGTTAATTTGCCCCTGTAGTTGTTTATTCCGGCTCTCCAGTTGAGCAATCTGCTCAAGATAACCGGCTTCAGCCCGCTGCCCGGCGGCCACCTGCTCCTGATACCGTCTGGCCCAGGCCCGCAGCGCAGCATTCTCAAGCGTTGCCTGCTCCGTTTTGTACGTGTCGAACGCTGACTGCAACTGACTGAGCGCGGTATCACCGTCACGCTTTGCAGAGTCATGACCACTTCTGTATCCCATGGCATACAGGCCGACCAGAAAGGCATTGATAAGAATGGCCAGCAGAATGCCGCGCCACGGCAGCTTTTTAACCAGATGCCACACAACTGCTGCCTCCCCATGTGAGATATCGCGGTGCCAGTTCGCGCAGGATGCGCTGCGGATAATGGCGGTTCTCCCGCCAGCTGGCCGCATTGCGTCCGGCATTCACCGTGGCGACATGTCCGAACCAGCGGGTGCTGTCCAGCCCCTGCTGCGAGGCCAGCCGTTTGTCCCGCTGTACCCAGCCCAGACCACCGTTATAGCCTGACAGCGTCATGGCCATACGCTCGCAGTCACTGGCGGCGCTGACGCGTTGCCACAGCCAGCGGTCATAGCTGACCAGCGCCCGGATGGCCCACGCCGGATTAAACGGTTCACGGCTGTTAAGCCCCGGCATCAGCTGACTTATCCAGTCAGCGGTGGTGGGCATAAACTGCGCCAGTCCCTGAGCGCCAGCCGGCGAGACCGCATCAGGTCGCCAGCCGCTTTCCTGATGCAGCTGCGCGGCGAAGTCGGCCACCGGCGCAGACAGTCCCCATTCAAGCCGGGCATTACGGATCACATCATCGCGATACTGCAGCGCAACCTGCGGAGGCTGCGCTGCGCATGCCTGGCTGAAAAAGCCGCCACACCAGAGCAACATTGCGACAAAGAATACCCATGCCATATGAACCAGAAAGGTCCCGGCGCGGACTGACAGGCGTTCGGTTCTGATGAAGACCCGAAAGGCTTCGAAAGCCAGTTTCAGGGACATGCATACAATCCAGGTGATCTGCGGCCAGTTCATGATTAAAGCCCCATCGCAACAGCCAGACAGACAGCTGCAACAATCAGTGCACGGCGGATTAACGCAGCAGAAAATACAAGGTGAAGGCCGGTCTGCACAGGGAAACGCCCTTCAGCCATCAGCCTGTCTTCATGTTTCAGGTACTGACCGGGACGGGCTTTGGGGAAGAGCGAACGGTCAAGCCAGTACCCCAGCACTGCTGCCAGCGTGATGAGTGCCAGCTTGTAGATCACAACAGGCAACTGCTGTGGCGAGACCAGAGCGATGATGCCCAGCAACAGCACTGAGGTCAGCAGCCAGCCGCTGAGGCGAGGTTTTTTAACAGGGGGAATGAATTTTTTCAGGTTTTTCATGTGTGTCTCCTCGTTTGGTGGAGACAGCATCACAAATGTGGCGGGATACGGATTTTAAACAGCGTTAATAGTGAAGATGTAAACGTGCACTGCATGATGGCTTTGAAAGAACGACCAGCCCGGTACCCGAACACCGGGCTGGCCATCGCCCCACAGGAATGCGCTGTGAGCCGACCAAGGTTCAGTCAGTCTCGCGAGACCAGACTAGCCTGCCATATTTTTTATAATTGTAAAAGGCTTACAGATTATGAAAATGCAGACATTACCCATCGTTCCATGGATTGGTGGCAAACGCCGCCTTGCAAAACACATCCTGCCGCTGTTTCCGGCGCATGAATGTTATGTGGAGCCGTTTTGTGGGGCAGCAGCGCTCTATTTTCTTAAGGTACCCGGCAAGATCGAAGTCATTAATGATATCAACGGTGAGCTGGTGAACCTGTATCGGGTGGTAAAACATCATCTGGAAGAATTTGTACGCCAGTTCAAATGGGCGCTGGTCAGCCGGCAGATCTACAAATGGCTGCAGATCACCCCGGAAGAAACACTGACGGATATCCAGCGTGCAGCACGGTTCTACTACCTTCAGAAGCAGGCGTTTGGGGGCAAGGTGGCGGAGCACAGCTTTGGTACCTCCACCATATCCCCGCCACGCTTCAACCTGCTGCGTATTGAAGAAGAACTGTCAGCGGCACACCTGCGGCTTTCCAGAACGGTCATAGAACACATGGACTGGCAACAGTGCATAGAACGATATGATCGCCCGCATACGTTGTTCTACTGTGACCCTCCATACTGGGGAACGGAAGGTTATGGTGTGGAGTTCGGACTAGAAAATTATGATCATATGGCAGATTTAGCACGCAGGATCAAAGGGAAGATGATTATATCGGTGAACGATATCCCGGAAATGCGGCAGGCATTCAACGGTCTAAATATTCAGTCGGTTGATATCAGCTACAACCTCAAGATCACTGGCAAATCCAGTCGCAAGAAGGAACTCATTATCCTCAACTTTTGACCGAATAGTAAGACTTCATGCAGTGAATCAAGTACTGCATGAAGTCAAGGGCTGGTTTTGTGTACCAAAAATAAACAGTGATAGCGGTAATAATTCCCATAACTAGAACACCACGTATAATCCAGAACGTACGTTTCTGCGTGTCTAGTCGCGCAGAAATACTGCTAAATACACCAGCCACGTCATCTTTAATGAAGGAATATTCCTTATTAATCTGTTTTTCTTTGTATTCAATTTCTTCGCCTAAGGCCTTTATAGATTGCATCTGGTTCGAAAGTGCCAGCCAGATTAACGTTGCAGCAAAAATGCATCCCAGAAGAATTATTGTGTTTGTTATCCCTTGGCCTGACCATTTCGTAGCCACTTTGAATTGGGTAGCTACGATAACAGAGGCAACAGGAATGCCAAGTATATGGTTCTGGATATCTGAAAACGCTTTGTGGATTTTACCCATTTCTTCGACTTTTGCAGCACGCAGTTGATCCATTACTTTGTCATAAGAGAATCCAGAAGAGTAGATACGATACCCTTTCAGAAACTTTTCATGCAGACGCTGAATATTGTCCAGTAAATAAGCGAATACTAGAGGTGAATCAATTCCATCACTAACTGCTTGAATACTTTCAATCAGAATATCTAGCTTCTGATCCTTATGGGTATCATCATTGAAACAAGCTATAAGGTTATCAAGATACTCCCTTTGCAAATTTTGTACATTTTCTGCAGCGAAGTGCGGTAATAGCTTGATAACTTCTTTTTTCAGAAAAACTAACTGACAAGTTGAGTTATCAAAGTAGGCCGCGGCCTCTTTTAGCAGGTTAACGAACTCGAGAATCTTCCGGTAGTTGCTGATGAAAACGGGGATATCTTCATCATCATTACGAAATTTTGTTTCTAGGATGAAGTAATTAGCTGGCTCAAGGCACTGATGCTTTGGAGCATTTAGCAATTTTTCATGGGTGGAAAACACAAGTCCCAGTCCACTCCGTGGTGACGTCACACGTAGGATGATCGTGTTACCTGGAGCGATAGTGCCTGTATCAATAGAAAGACCATATTCACGAGGATCATCAAGCAAAGTATCAACCAGATCACAATCGGACTGATCTAAGAGCAACAGCGAACCGACACGAAACCCCTCTTGGAATTCCATACGACGATACAGAGCTGTCAGCATCTCAAATGAAATCGCCACGATTAAACCTCAGTCATCCACATTTCCCTAAATTCTTCAGGTACATTACGTAGGGTGATAATATTTGTTTCCGGATCATAATCAATATAGCCTTCAGTTTTCCCTTCCCGGTCAAACTTAAGTTCCCAATATTTAGACTTGCCTTTAAAAGATACCAGAGCCCGAATGACTCGACCATCAGGAACGAAGCCATCCGATAACTCCAACTCTTCAGCAGCAAGTTTACCAGATAACTCCTCGGGAGCCTGGGGCCAAATGGCATTAACAAGGGTTTCAAGACTAAGTGGTTCACCAGCCTTACTTAGTGCATGTAAGTGTTCAAACGCACTCTTAAGAAATGCATCTTTTTCAGCGCCGTCAAGTCCTTTCTCTGCCGCAAATGCTTTTAAAACGTCACGTAACTTTTCAGACTCTCGTTTGGCGATTAAGACATCATTACAGCCTAGGAACTGTTTAAAATAGTTTGAAACATTACCTTGCCCCTTAAGAAAACTGATATAGCGCTCTGCGCCACTTTCCCACGCGGTTAAGTCAATGCGCCCAGCCATACGCAGCTTAGCAATATCAAGATAGGTACTATCTTGGATGTTAAAATCATCTGTGACAGTGGACCCAATGGTAGCGCTTACAATAGCTATCAACAGGTGTTCATTGTGTCCTATCACGATATTTGCAAAAAGAACATAACCACCAGTAGCCATGTTTTCTCGCTGAGAACGTTCCGTCAGGTGATGCATCATTCGGCAGGAACTTTGGTAGAAATCATCAACACCTTCGAGAAAGTCCCCAGCCATTCGTTCCATAGGATAGTTATCCGTATCGCCTTCAAAATAGCCATAACCTTTACCTGTGCGTCCTGCATATTTTGCACAAATATCGTTTATAAGGCGCTGAGAGGCTTCAGTAACTAGACCTTCTTCAGGACTCAATCTCTCAGAAGCGTCTCCATTTTGTTGTTTGTCTAAAATGTGAACTACAACGTGTTTAACTTCAATGGTCTGCTCAGACATTGGCTATCCACCTTATTTTTTATTGCTTAATGGCAAATAATTTCTGCTATATGTTCTCGTTAGGAACACATTAACCCACATTTTTTAACCGCTCAATCGTTGCGGATAATTCCTTCAGTTGTTTTTCCATCTCAATCACACGCTGTTTTTCTTCAGCGCCTCGCATGAGATCTCGCCGAACCTCAGGATCTAACTGGTTTAGAAGTTCAAGCATTTTAAGGTCTGACGGGCTGAATTGATGTTGTGTTGGTACAGCAACAATTTCTTTAGATGGAATATGTTCTTTACCGGTAAGTAGCCAATCGATTGATACACCCAAATGGGTACTTAGCGCAACAAGAGCCTCTGCGTTTGGTTCTCTCTCTCCACGCAAATAGTTTTGAAGTGAGCGATATGGAATTTTTGATAAGTCAGATAATGCCTTTATTGTCATGCCATTAGCATCCATCACTTCACGCAATCTCTCTTTTGTACTCATTTGAACATATCTCAATTTGACACACTCATTTGGGTGTGTACAATAGACCCAATAGAGTACATCATAACCTAACAGGAACACGGTGCATATGAACAAACAACAAGTTCGGGCACGGCTGGTTGAACGAGGCAGTAGCTTGCGCCAGTTCGCGCTTAACGCGGGCTATGAACCACGAACAGTCACCCAGGCAGTCAGTCGCTGGGCTGGTAAAAGTGAACTACCTCGCGGTCGTTTGACTTATCGGATTTTGCGAGATCTATCGGTTGCAATAGGTAAAGAAGTTACCCCCGGTATCCTTAAGGAGGCGTCATGAATAAACCAAATACATCAAGCTCAGGTATCCGTATTTTGCGCGTTCTTAAGGCCTTACGTGGCCACGCTTTGAACGGTGTTTCTAACGGGGAACTAGCGGTTGCACTGCACGAATCACCGGCAAACATCAACCGGGCACTTAACACGCTCATTGAAGAAGGGTTGGCTCTGAAACTAGAAAACGGGCGTTTCGCACCAGGCATCCAGTTGCTGCAGATCGCCATGGCCCACAGTAACGAGATGGCACGTGCACAGGATCGCATTAACGAAATCAACCAACGTGTTATTTCAGGTAGTCGTTTGTAAGGAGTAATCAATGGGACGCACCAAATCACCGGTTAGCACTGAACTGAACGTCGAGGTACCGCTGTCGGATGATCTCAATGTCAGTCTAAACGCCATGACACAGCATCGCATGGAAATCATGCAACAGTTCGGCGATGGTCTGCCTTATGAGCGCGATCGTGTTGTCCATGAGGCACGCTTTTATATGGCACAGAGCGCTGAGGCCATGCTGGAGGCAGGTAAGCGGCTGATAATCCTTAAGGAAAATGAACCACACGGGGAGTTTATAAAGATTCTTGAAAGTGAGTTGGGGCTGGCATACCGGACATCTGTGAGAATGATGCAAGCATCGACAAAATACTTATCCCCGGCGCTGAAACCAAATGTGCCAACGTTGGCACATTTGGGAAAAGCCAAACTTTTCGAATTAATGACAGAAGACGACGAAGAGCTTGCCGAACTGGCCGACGGCGGCACAGTTGCCGGCCTGACGCTTGACGACGTTGATCGCATGTCAGTACGCGAACTTCGCCAGGCCCTGCGCGAAGCGCGCGAAACCAACGCAGCACAACAGCGCGTACTCGCCGATAAAAATGAAAAAATTGATTCTCTCTCTACCAGACTGGAAAAGAAATCCCGTATTCAGCTGCCTGAGCCTGATGAGGAGGTTAAGAAGCTGCGGGCGGAAGTGACAGCATTAGCGGTTGAGGCGGAATCTGCCATCGCCGTTCGACTGTCCAGCGCTTTTGAGACACTGTGCGCATATTGTGCTGAAAACATGATTGATACCCCCAGAGACTTCATGGCAGGCCTGGTCTGTCAACTGGAAAGCACAGCGCGTAGCCTGCGCTCCACATTTGACCTGCCGGACGAGCCAACAGGCGATGTCGCGCCTTCATGGCTGACTGAGCCGACGCCACAGATTAACGGGCTGGAGGCATAACCAATGAATGCTGCCCTGACTGAACGACTGGTTTATGTCGCCCGCGCGGCACGTGACGCGGGGCATGGTAAACGCGGTGCAATATACGACGCTGCCTGTGCTGAACTTGGCATGTCCCGCGCCACTCTGCTGCGCAGGCTGAAGGAGGTCTCTGTGACTGATAAACGCAAAAAACGCGCCGATGCCGGGCGCAGCGCCCTGACCCGCGACGAAGCCGCGCTGATATCTGCCACACTGCGTGAGGCCACCCGCAAGAACGGTAAGCGTCTCTATTCCATCGCAGATGCAGTGGAAACCCTGCGGGCTAACGGCTTTATCTCCGCAGGCAGAACAGATGAAACCACCGGTGAGTTTTTCCCGTTGTCCGAAGATGCCATCAGCCGTGCCCTGCGTAACTATGGCCTGCACCCGGAACAACTGGATGCCCCTGCGCCGCATACCGAAGTGGCCAGTCTGCATCCCAATCACGTCTGGCAGATTGATGCCTCGCTCTGCACGCTTTACTACCTGAGCAATGGACACAAAGGGCTGCAGGTGATGGACAGCGCGAAATTCTACAAGAACAAGCCCGCTAACCTTGCCCGTATCGCCAGTGACCGCGTGTGGAGTTATGAGATTACCGACCATGCCAGCGGCTGGATTTACGTTGAGTATGTGACGGGTGCGGAATCCGGTGAGAACCTGTGTTCTGTGCTTATCAACGCCATGCAGGAGCGTGGCGGCGCAGACGTGCTGCACGGCGTGCCAAAAATACTCTATCTCGACCCCGGCTCGGCAAACACCGCGGGTATGACGAAAAACATGTGCCGCTCACTGGGCATTGACCTGATAGCGCACAAGCCGCATAACGCCCGCGCCACCGGACAGGTGGAAAAGGCGCGGGACATTATCGAACGCAAGCTGGAGCCGGGTCTGAAGTTCCGGCCGGTTCACAGTCTGGAAGAACTCAACGCGCTGGCCGCGAAATGGCGCAGCCACTTTAACGCCACGGCTGTTCACAGCCGCCACGGTAAAACCCGCACGGATATCTGGCTGAAGATTACTGCTGAGCAGCTGAAAAAAGCGCCTTCCGTTGAGGTATGTCGTGAACTGGCTGTGGCGGCACCAGAACTCCGCAAAGTCACGCCAAAACTTCGTGTCTCGTTCCGGGGCACTGAATTTGACGTATCAACGGTACCGGGCGTACTGGTTGGTGAAAAACTGATGATTACCCGTAACCCATGGCGCAGCGATGTGGCACAGGTGGTTCTGACCGGTGAGGACGGCCACGAGACGTTCTTCCTGGTCGAAGAGGTCAGAAAGAACGAGTTTGGCTTTGCTGAAGGCGCGGCGGTATTTGGCGAAAGTTACAAAGCCCTGCCGGAAACCCCGGCACAGATGGCGGCAAAAGAAACTGAAGCGCTGGTTACCGGTACAGACAACGCCGCAGATGCAGCCGCCGCACGCAAGGCGAAGGCGCTGCCGTTCGGCGGGCGGCTTGACCCGTATAAACATATCGACGACACCACACTTCCGGCCTATATGCCGAAGCGTGGTCAGGCCTCTGACGTACGCGGGCCGCGCACTGAACAACGTCCCATGACTCATGTGGAGGCCGCGAAAGCCCTGCGCGATAAGTTCAGCGCCGACGGCCTTACCTGGACGCCGGAACATTACCGCCAGTTAACGGCACAGTACCCGGACGGCGTACCGGAAGCCGCACTGGATGAAGTCATGGCCACGCTGACCACACCGGCCAGCAGCAGTGTTATCAGCATTGTTAACGGCAACTGAGGAGGGAAACATGCTGGTACTGAAGCAGCAACTGAAAGAGGCCCGTATTCCACAGGCGGTGGTGGCGAGAGCTGTCGATGTTTCTGAGGCCACGCTGGCCCAGATTGTGAATCATAACGCGTGGCCCCGCACCAGCCCCGGAGAAGTGCGCCGGCGTCTTGCGTCCTGGCTGGAAAGTCAGGGGATTGATACAACGAAGAGTTTTGATGCTGTACAGGGCGCGGCCACGCCCCGTACAGCGGGTACCACAGATAAAACGAGCCTCAGTGAGGAAGAGAATATGTTACTCAAAAAACAGGTGTTATTTCCAGCAACCAAAAAAGCGTTTGGTCTTTTCCGTGACCCGTTCGCCGACGAAGCCATGCAGGGTTCTGATGATGTGTTCACCACCCCGGATATTCGCTACGTGCGTGAGGCGTTGTACCAGACAGCCCGTCATGGTGGGTTTATGGCCGTCATCGGTGAGTCCGGTGCGGGTAAATCCACGCTGCGCCGCGACCTGACTGAACGTATCAACCGCGAGAATGCGCCGGTAATTGTTATCGAGCCATACATCATCGCTATGGAAGACAACGATGTGAAAGGGAAAACCCTGAAGGCAGCAGCGATTGCCGAAGCCATTATCAGTACCATCGCACCACTGGAAAGCATCAGACGCAGTCAGGACGCCCGCTTTCGCCAGTTGCATCGCGTCCTGAAAGACAGCAGCCAGGCGGGGTTCAGCCACGTTCTGGTGATTGAGGAGGCCCACAGTCTGCCCATTCCGACACTGAAACACCTCAAACGCTTTTTTGAGCTGGAGTCCGGTTTCAAAAAACTGCTGTCCATCGTGCTGATTGGCCAGCCGGAACTGGCGACAAAACTGTCTGAACGCAATATGGAAGTCCGTGAAGTCGTTCAGCGCTGTGAGGTGGTCGAACTTCTGCCTCTGGACAATAACCTTGAAGAGTTTCTGACGTTCAAACTGCAACGGGCCGGTAAACAACTGACGGACATTATGGACGCCAGCGCAGTGGATGCCATACGTGCCCGCCTGAGCAATCCGGGAAGTCATCGTAAAAATATGGTCAGCCTGCTGTATCCGCTGGCCGTCAGTAACCTGGTAATAGCCGCCATGAATCTGGCCGCTGAAATCGGGGTTCCACAGGTCAACGCTGACGTTGTCAAAGGGGTTTAATAATGAAATCCACCACAGGTATCAACCAGCAAATCAGCAAAGTGCAGTCAGCCATTATGGCGCTTAAGGCGACGAACACGGATGTACAAAGCATCACCATCAGGGGTAACAAACCTGTCATCCGCGTTTCCCGGAGTGCGCATTGCATGCGCATGCTTGAGCAGGGAAAGGCCTGTTATCTGTATACCGGTCATGACCACAGGGGACATTTCCGTCAGGGCGTTTTCGAACTGCACGGCTGTCGCGTCGTGTGGCCGGAATCTTTGTGGTAATCAGCACAACAGGAGGAGTCATAAAATATGGCAAAAAGTACAAAAGGGGCAAAACGTATCAAAGCCGCAGCAGCACTCTGGGTGCCGGGGACACGCGAAGAGGTCATTGAGGGAATCAGACTGCTTGGTGACGCGCAACGTGAACTGGTCAGGGCTGAAACAGAAATGAATGACACCATTGGCGACATCACTGCACGTTATGCCCCGCTCACCGAGAGCCTGAAAAAACGCATGGCCGAACTGCAGTCCGGTATCCAGACATGGTGTGAGGCGCACCGTGATGAACTGACCGGCAACGGGAAGGTGAAGTTCGCTAACCTCACCACCGGCGAGGTGCAGTGGCGAAACCGTCCGCCGTCAGTCAGCATTCGCGGGGCGGATAATGTTATTGAATTACTGAGACGTCTGGGGCTTGAGCGCTTTATTCGTGTAAAGGAGGAAATAAATAAAGATGCCATTCTGAATGAAAAAGAGGCTGTGAAAAATATTCCCGGTATTACCATAAAAAGTGATATTGAGGATTTTTCAATAATTCCTTTTGAGCAGGATGTGCAGTAAACACACCACGTTAATTATTTAATAAAAACATTTTCTTTTTTATTCCGGCGTCAGCGCCGCGGGCTTCTGCACGCCGGAAACAGAGGAGAATTAAATTATGATATTTAAATGTATTCAGTGCGAGAGGGATATAACAGCCCTGCGTTTTCACAGCGCCATCGCCGTGATGTCCGGTAAGTATCACATACCTGCAGTACGTGTCACCCTGGTCTGCCCGTACTGCAGCCAGCATTTTTCGGCGGACGTGCCCGTCATAGAATTCTCCCGCCCTGACAGGGAGGACGCGCAATGATTACCCCACAGGAAGCACGACAGCGCACCCGAACTCTTGTTGAACACTATGTCAACGAGTGTGAATGCCGCGACCTCACCGATGTGAAGCACGTCCTGACGGCGCTAATCAGCATGGCCACACAGGCCATTGTGGCGACCAACGGAAAGGAGGCTGCCCTGCAGGTACTGATGAACACACTCACCCACACGGCAGAGCATGAGGTGCCGTACCGGATGGAAACCACTGCAGAAGGCGGCCTGCACATCACCGTCAGCCGGAAGCACTGAGGGCGCGGCATGACACGAAACACCGAACTCACCCGCACCGCCCTCTACCGTCTGGCCCTGCAGCGTTTCGGGCCGGACGCACAGGCCCTGAAACTGACAGAAGAGGCCGCTGAACTGGCGGCCAGTGCTGCCCGCAATCTGAACGGACAGGGCAGCGAAAGTGACCTCGCGGCAGAGCTGGCAGACGTGGAAATCATGACAGAGCAACTGCGCCTTCAGGGGATGGACCGGCTGATTGACTTCCACAAACAGAAAAAACTGGAACGTCTGGCTGCACGACTGGGCGTGATTTACACGAACGAGTAACCGGGAGGCATTCAATGGCTGACATACTCAGGGAAATCACCGCATGGACACTGATTCTTACTGGCCTGGCGACATGCCTCAGTGCGGGGGCAGCCCTGGCTGCCCTGCTGATGCACATAACAACACAGTGGTTATGGGAAAAGCTTAAAGCAGCATACAGCCTGAAAGAGCTGTCCGACGCTGTCCGGGCATGGAAACGGCAGAAAAATACCGGAGATACAGAACAATGACAGACCAGAATAAACACATTGAGAAACTGAAAAAGTTGCTGGCGCTGGCCGCATCCGGCAACCCGCACGAGGCCGCTCTGGCACTGCGCCGAGCCCGTAAACTGATGGATGTTCACGGCATCACACATTCCGACATTGCTATGAGTGATATTGATGAAACCATCAGTCATTACTGGCCGACAGGCAGTCTCCGTCCACCGCGCTACATGCTGGGCCTGATGAACATCATCCGCGAGGCATTTGGTGTTAACTCCATCATTCACCCCGGCACGCATCCGTCTGTGGGGTTCTACGGTAACCGGGAACGAGCGGCACTGGCTGCGTACACCTGGGAAGTGCTGGTCCGCCAGCTGAAAAAGGCGCGTCAGCAGTATATCAGCGCACAGAACAAAAGAATAAAAAACGCCACCCGTACCAGCCGTGGAGACCAGTTTGCTGAAGGCTGGGTACTGGCCGTTATCAGTGAAATACAGTCCTTTGCCCTGACCGATGATGAGCGTGAACTGATGCAACAGTGGCTGGAACATAAATACCCGCAGACGCAAACCACCAGGGCGCGTAAACCGGGAAGAAGCCGCAATGGCGACGCCTCGCGCTATGCGGGGTTTCGTGAAGGGCAGAACGTCAGACTGCACCGCCCGGTCAGTGGGCAGGAACAACAGAAACTGGAGGCCAGATGATTACGCTATCAGGTAACAGCCGGAAATTAAAAGCCTGCCGAATATCTGCCAGATACCTTTTTGCCCGCGCCTTTTTTAAGAACGTCAGGCCGGGGATCACAATTGGTGTTATTGCCGGACGCGAACAGGTTGAAAAATACATGTCAGGTGCATGGTGGAATAACGACCCTGTCATTGCTGCCCGTAATATTCATATCGAATGGGGAGGTATTCAGAATGACTACTGAAACCATTGTCTGTTTTCTTTTCTGGTATATGTACGCAGGATCATGCAGCGCAAGACTTCATCGTTCCCTGGGCTATGGCAGGCACTACGACACCGCGCATTACATCCTGTACATGACCGCCGTCATGTTGTTCTGGCCAGTCACCCTGCCAGCTGCAACCGACATTGTTGCCGACAGACTGAAAAAAAGGAGATGATATGCAGAAAAAACGCCTGATACAGCTTATCCATATTGCCCGTAATGAACTGGGTATGGATGAAGACACCTACCGCCAGATGTTACAGGGGCTGACCGGTAAAGCCTCAACCAAAGGAATGGATACCACACAACTAAACTGCGTGCTGGAATCCATGAAAAAGAAAGGCTTTCGCGTTAAACCAGCCAGAAAAGCCAGCTCCGGTTTACCGCTGGATAACCATCCGCAGTCCAGGAAAATTCGTGCGCTATGGCTTGAAATGGCTGCTGCCGGCATTGTTCGTGACCGTTCAGAAAATGCATTAGCGCGGTGGATCAAGCGGGAAACGGGCATCAGCGCCCTGCGCTGGCTCAATACTGAACAGGCAAGCAGTGTTATTGAGAAACTGAAGAAGTGGCAGCACAGAGCTGCGGGAGTAAAACATGAGCGACCTGAATCAGTTTCGAAGTAAAGGGCCGGAACTCCTGGTGGAGCTGGCACAGCATACCTCTGAGACCGTTCGCGAGATTATTGATATTGAGCCCGCAATTGCCGACCAGATTGGTCAGGCCGTCGCGAACCGAATGATGCAGGTCTGGGGCGGGCAAAACGTTTATTTCCCGATGGGCATGGTATGGAAGGTCAGTCAGCGCGACCGGGAAATCTTCAGGGAGTTTAACGGACGCAACCACCACGAACTGGCCCGCAAGTTTGGTGTTTCGCTTCAGTGGGTCTACAGCGTGGTTAAGCGGGTCAGAAAAGAAGAACTGGATCGGATGCAGGGCAGGTTGTTTGATGAAGATCTGCCAGAGGAGACGAAAGACGTTAACAAATCCAGATAATTCCTGCTTGTTAAAGTCCTTTCAAAAATCTCCTTATTGTATAAAAGCACGGTAGACCCCTTACCGTGCTTTTTTTATGCTCTCTCTTTAGTATTCAGGATGCAGGGAGAAAATATGTTTGACGTTTCGTTGTTAAATCTGCCATGGGCAACACTGGTGACCCTGACCAGTGGCTATATTGGGTATTTTATTGCGAATGTGGGACTGAAGGATCACCACAAGCCCATTGAGGTGACTTTTTCTTCGCTGATTTTTGGCCTGACAGCAATGATGGCTTACCAGGCTGTTATGTGGGCAGGTCTGAATGCCTGGCTGGCAACACCACCAGCACTTCTGTGTGCCGTTACATGCGGTGCGTGGTGGCGCAGGTACGGTCGCAAATGGATGTACAGATTACTGTGGAATAATGATGTTTCATGGTCTGACGATACCAGCTCAGCATGGCAGGCAATGTTTGATCAAACAGGCTTCAGCGTTACCGAGGTCAGAGTGATTCTTCGCGATGGTTCCGGTATGATGTCACGGCTGCCAGGGAACTTTGAAGAGTGGCCTAACGGTCCGTTTACCCTGGGGAATAAAGGCGATATGGTTCTTTACGTCACGCACAGCAGCCCTTCAGGCAGTAACGAATGGGAAGAGTATAAAGGCGTGGTTGATAAGTACTGGGGAGCTCTGGCAACCTATATTCCAGCAGATCAGATTGCCAGAGTGGAGATCAGGCGCGTTCGTGCAACGAACGATGAATGATGTTTATTTTTTCCCTGGGGCAGGGGCTGCCGGCATAGTGGTTTTATTGGCAGAGGAAGACGATTCTCCTTTTCTACCGGAATCGCGCTCGAACGTCACGATGTGCTTGCTTTTGGGCTTTTCTGAGTAATCCAGGCTATCATGCTTATTGTTTTGAGTAGTCAT